CAGAAGCAGCGGTGGGTTCAGCCCAACTTCCCCAGCGAGGTGAGGCTCACGACATGGCTATTAAGACTGCTGAATCGGATGCTCTCAAGCGCGCCGCCATCAACCTTGGCGACCAGTTCGGCCTCTCCCTCTACAACAACGGAGCAACCGCACCAGTAGTAATCCAGACACTCTCAGAAACAGGTGACGACAATGCTTGATTACGCTGAGTTCATTACCTCAGCCCTAGACAAGTTCGATGGGCAGTCCGCTCGCTCTGCACAATCCCGCGAAGGCATCCTCGGCCCTAGCGACATCGGCTTCTGCCGCCAGAAAGCCGTTCTAGTCACAAAGCAAACCAAGCCATCCGACTATGTTCCCCGCTGGGCAGCAGCAGTAGGCACATCCATCCACACATACGTGGAAAAAGCCATCAAAATGGCCCACCCGGACGCTCTCGTCGGCAGCATAGATAACGTTAAGGTAACTGCCCAGTTGCCTTCCGGCGCACGCATCAGCGGCCACCCCGATATCGTCATACCCTCAGAAAATACCGTCCTTGATATCAAAACTGTCAACGGATTTGAGGCCACCAAACGCAACGGAGCCAGCCTCAGTCACAAATACCAGCGACACCTCTACGCAATGGGATGCGCTGAAGCAGGCATGTTCGACAAAGCCAAAGAAATCTACGTCGGCAACGTCTACTTAGACAGATCAGGCAAAGACCCCAACCCGCTCGTCCTCATAGACAAATTCGACCCACTACTCACCAACGAAATCGACTCATGGGTCCAAGACGTCATCTACGCCGTCAAAAACAACGAAGACGCATCACGAGACGTAGCAGCAGCGGTCTGCGAATCCATCTGCGAATTCTTCACCGTCTGCCGTGGCAGCCTAGAAGTCCACGAAGGCCAAGAAATCATCAACGACACCTACCTCCTCAACGCCATCGACATGTACGTTGAAGGCCGCGACATGGAAAAGCAAGGCGAGCAAATGAAAAAAGAAGCCGGGGAAATGCTAGCCAACGTCAACGGCCACACCACCACCCACCAAGTCCGCTGGGTACAAGTCAACCCCACGCTTGTCAACACTTTCGAGCGCCCCGGATACACCCGCCTAGACATCCGCAAAGTCCGCAAAGGTTCCTGACACACCACCCCCCGTGTTAGGATTCGGGTGGCCCAGAGGCTTTCACACCTGTTTCCCTCTGGGCCGCCTTCTATATAGGAGGAAAAATGGCAGAAGAAATACGACGCTGCTGGGCCTACAACAAAGAAGGCTCCCGCTGCGACCACCCAGCAGGACACCCCGGAAGCCACGTCGTCATGCACGAATGGACCGACGACGAATGCTTCTCCCCCATCCGCCACCAACTCCCCGAACCCGGGGCGCTTGTGACAAATATGCCGGTACCAAATCTGATACCAATTCCTGAGCCAGCGCCAGCGGTGGATGTTTCCCGGTGCGTTGCCTGTAGTCACAAGCATCGTGGCGCTGAGTGCAAGTGTGGATGCTACGAATTCATTGGCTAGTTTCACGTGAAACTAATTAAACATATCAACTTCACCTCGCAATCCGAACAGTAGGTGTTAGAAATGCGACATATAGCGTTCCTCACCCGTGACTTTGTTCGCCTCCAAACCGCCTACATCCCCGGAGGATGCGCCTTCTACCGCTGCTACCTACCAATGGCAGTGCTCAAAAACCAATGCGCCATAGGACGACCCACCTACGACCCCATCAAAGGATTCGGAGTCATAGAAGACGAAAAAACCGGACTATTCGGATTCCACACCGTCGTCCTCAAACTCATCATGGACCAACAAACACCAGAACTCATGCGGCTAGCACGCAACAATGCTGGACAGAAATTCATCGTAGACATCGACGACCATCTCAACGCCCTCACCCCAGCAAACCTTGCCTACGACCTCACCAGCCCAGACAAGAACAAAAAAACCAACCGCGACCACTACATGAAAGTCATAGAAGAAGCAGACATCCTCACCGTATCCACACCGCTGCTCCTAGAACACTTCTCAAAAACCCACCCAGACGTACGCATGATCCGCAACGGCGTAAACCCCAACATGTTCGATCCCGTTCACCAAAACACAAAACCCGTGATTGGCTGGGCGGGAGCAACTAATTTCCGCAACAACGACCTAGAACAACTCAGAGAATGGCTACCAGACTTCCTAGAGGAACACGACCTCATGTTCCACCACACAGGCCACACGGACAATGCGCCCACGTTTGACGCTGTAACAGGAGTGAACCCGAATCGGGTTAGGACGTACCCGCTCGTCCCGATCACCCACTACGCTCAAGGGTTCAGGTTCGATATCGGACTCGTTCCGCTCAATGACATTGAGTTTAACCACGCCAAATCAAACATCAAAGGACTGGAATACGCAGCGGCTGGCATACCTTTTATCGCGTCAGATTCCCCTGAGTACCGCCTGCTCCACGAAGCCGGTGTTGGACGTATTGCTCGTACTGCCGACGATTGGCGACATAACGCAGAAGCCCTACTGTCGCTAGCCCTAAGAAGACAAGAAGCCAAAAGAATCCGGCAAACAGTGATACGCGACTGGTCAATAGACGCCCGAGCGCAAGAATGGCGAGAACTCTTTACTTCTTGATCGTAGCCCTCAACTGCCAACGCCACTTCTTATGCATGTTGTCACGGTCAGCGAGAAAATTGCAGATGCCCTGCTCGTTAGCAGCGGTAGCGGCCTTGAAGCATTCATCAATCTCTTCCAAAACAACATCGTTAGCGTCTAGCAGTGCCACGCACATAGCGATGGGGTCGGTTGTCACCTTTCCATCTTCTACTTCACGCAACTTATCCAGCGTGGGAAGGGTGAAAGGTGGGTAGTCGCCAAGTTTGCGAATGTTCTCCGCTGTCGGATCAATAGAGGAGTAGACATCTTCATAAATGGCTTCAAAAAACTCATGGAACTGGGAGAACATGGGGCCTTCCACATTCCAGTGGAAACCGTGCGCCTTCAAATACATCGCCACCTCATCCGCGAGCAGCGTCTTCAGGCAACTAACCAAATCTTCCATTACTCATCCTCATGTTCAGCGGCACATTTTCTACATAGTAAAGCCCAGCCGCGATAAACCCTAGCGCCTTCAGCGCCACAGTCCTCGCATTTGATAGATACTTCACTCATCTTCTAAATCCGAGTCAACCATCTTCCACGCATCAGTTTCCATCATCGAATTCACGGTTTCTTTCCACATCTGGACCATGCGCTTAATCAGATCGTCCGCTACGTCTGGGTACCACGAGGCACCTTCAGCGATAAGTTCTACTTTGAGTTCGCCATAAGTGATTCTGGCGATAAGGTTTTTATTAGCCATTAACTCTCGCTCCAGACTCGGTTTGCGATATCAGCATATCCGGCTATGTCTGTGTAATTGTCCCCGTGGTGGCTAACTTTTGCCCGTGAGGACTTCACGAGAATCATGCACATAGCCACATCGTGAGCACTGATCTGTGTCCCCAAATAAGCGGACCAAAGAGCAGCGGTGCGCTTCATATTCTCCACTGGGTCCCCGTATTGAGAACCACGCTCATCAACGATGCTAGTCATCGAGCCAAACCTGATACTGGGCAGTGACTCGTCCTCGTTCAGGGTCGATGAAGTGGAGTCGCTGGCTTGGGACTGCCGATGAAGCCAAGCCAACTGACGCATAACGGTTGTCTGATTCCGTTGATCCGGTTCCGTATACCGCCCCAGCCCCGTCAGCCAGTGAAGACTGGTAGTGGGTGTGGTAGTGGCCGACGTATACGTCTCTGAAATGCCAAGGGTAGGAGCCTGATCTCCAGCGGTTGACGTGGTTGACGATGGTGTTACCACTTGCGTACCCGTTCCTTCCGATCTCGTCACCGTGAATGAGTAGTGCCCTGTAGTTTCCTATCTGGACCCGCTGGATGTCCTCTGGGCAATCCTCCCAGACGAGTCGCTTCTCCCCTGACGACATAAGTATTTGTCGGGCAAGTTCATACGTCATTCGGTCAGCGTTGTCCGATTTGACCACTGCGTCCCGTTTTGACCCGAGTCGCCCGTGATTGCCCCATTCAGCGACAACATTAACTGTCTCATAGATAGACAGGGCGCGGCGGACAACCTCTACAAGGAGGTTGGATACGGTGACAAACTGGCCGAATAGGGTGGCGTCGATCTCGTATGGCTGGGTGGGGAAGTTGAACAGTCCCTCAATCAT